TTTTTTATTGACTCCTCGATCTGTTTGACTACCTTGTCAGCTAACGGATTTGGTTTAAAGATTGCGTCCCAGTTAGCCTCAAACTGCTCCTTGGGTATAGTGAGCGGGCGCTGCTTGTCGCCCTTACCGCCGTCTGTGGTATTCATCCGCAAGTCCTTATCCAAGTGCCCCCAGACTTTTGCATCACGCAACCATCTACCATTTGATTCTGCGTATACGGTTCTTTAGGACACTCATGCCCAATGTCGCGCGTTCCGTAAGAAATAATTAACGCTATGGAAAGCACAGCAAGTCCTACTTGATACAAGCTTTGTTTCATAGTATTTTCCTAAACTTAATGCTGCACGTTAGTAATTTCGCTTTCAGCTAGCATTTTATCTGCTAACTCATAAGCGCGTTTAACTGCCTGCTCATCCCAAGTTTTATCTTTGATGTCAAACTTCCAATCAGCAGTTACAATGCCTTGCAATACATGCGTAGCTATATAGTCACGCAGTTCAATATTGTTCATTCGGCGACTCCTTTGGTTTGTGAGTTGTCATAAATTCTGCGTATGTCCAGGCTTGTTCTGCTGTGTTAGTAGGTGATTCACCGCGCATTACTAAACCTATCATTGCCATAGCAGCAAAAAACATTTTTTCTTCTTGCATTTCCATTATTTAAAGATCTCCTCAGATTCAAAATTACTAATTGTGTCAATATACTTCTGCGCTGCATCGTTTAATTTAATACCTATATAAACGTGACGACGCACCTTATTTGAACGGTCGACTGAAGTTCTTACACCTAAGTCTTGCGTTGCTGATATGAAACGTCTTTTGAACGCCATCTCAGTTCCTGCCTTAATATTCTTTTGAGACGCCCATCGCTTGTAACAGTTGAACACTTCGTTCTTTTCTGTCATGACATCTTTGTTAAATTCTAATACGTCGTCCATGAATTCCATGAGCGGGTTGTTTAGCTCTGCTATAAAGTCTAGCGTTTCTTGACCTGTTGCAGGCTGCACAAACCGTTCGCCAGGTCGCGCTAACCTACGAGCATGACCTTCCATTGCCCAATTAAAGATACCGGGCAGCTCTTCGCTTAGTTTATCAGACAGCGTAATATCTTCGCGTCCAAAGAAGCTTGTTGTCATCTGCAGCACCAGCATACGACCTGTGAGCGCGTTAGAGTTCTCTTGCAACTGCAACGCCTCATTGGAATACACGATGATGCGCGTTGGTAAGAAGCCATGCCATGACTCGCGGTTCTTTCTGTTCACAGTGATTGGATCGTTACCTACAATACGGAGTAGCTGCGACACAATACCTGCGCTGTCGCGCCCAATCAAACGTGCGTCAGTGAACGATGCTAGCACTTTACCTAGCCATGGCTGCAGTCCAAACGTGTCAACCAGTTCTTCCATTTGCGGTGATACGATGTTATGCTGTCCAAGCAGTGATACCAGGATTTTATTAATCGTGCCTTTACCTGAACGGCGAGGTCCAATCAAGTTTAAGAACTTCTGCTGCCTCGTGTCGCCAGATAAAATATAACCAAAGTACTCTTGCAGCAGCGCAATGCTTTCTGGATCGTCATGCCACAAATCATTTAGAAATTTCAACCACGTTGGACAACGCGCTGCCGGATCGTAGCTGAACTGCAACGCATTTTCTGTAAAGAATCCCAATGTATGCGGCAGCAATACGGCGTCTTCAAAGTGGAACAAACCGTTTTGTAAACTAATTAACTTCTCTGCAGGTGGTCTATTCACATCATATCCTTCTAACCAGATTGGTGGGCGCGCTGTAATGTTCTGTTGTAAATGCACAACAGCTTTCAACGCATCGAGTACTAGGTTTACAGCGGGCGCGCTTGCATTAAACGGCAGCACGTTACCTTTACGGTCTTGCTTCTTGCATTTGTCTAAGAACCGATACAGCTGCGAGCGTACTGTTGCTTCTTCAATGACGCGGTAGTGCGTTAGCTCATAAACAAAGAAGTCGTCAGAGTAACGCACTAAGCGCGTGCCTTCCTCATTATCGTAGAACGATTCTAAAAAACGCTTAGCTGTGTTTAGCGGATTCTTTTCATCAAGTACAACTTCACCTTTTGCAAGCGCTGCTTTAAGATTACGTTGCGAGATCTTAAATATCAATGTGCGCAGCGTAACGCCTTGGCCTTTAAACGTTGGCCACTTCTCATCAGTAGCACCTTGCACGTAGTTCACAATTGAACCGTCTCCAAAGCTCCAACGCTCCCAAACTTCTAGCGCTTCATAAGAACCGCTGAACTGATGGTGCAAGCACATACCTATTTCTAACCAATCATCGTATCCATGCTTCGGATTAAACTTTGAAAGGATTTCTGATTCAACACGCGCTATGTCATAGCCTTCCATTGGCGGATTGTAGTTTGCTAATGGATCGCCTGATTGGTTGATCGTGCGAGCCGGTACAAACTTTGTCAGGTCTTGCAGCTCTTCAGGCAAATCACCTGTACCTATGATATGACCAGTTACTGTAAAGAACCTAGACTTTGGATAGATTTCTAATCCAATGGAATGGTCTACGTGCGCGTACGCTAAATCAGCGCGCGTAAATATCTTGATGCCTGTTCCTGATGGAGAGACTTCTGCATAGCCTTTAACGTTGTCAAGTACCTTATGCGCGAACTGTGTCAGTGCGCCGCTGTTAGGATCCCTTGCATCGTCTAAGTCAATGCCGATGATGTTATCTTCGCCTATGAATACAATACCGATACCATCAAAGCCGCCTTTTTTATAAGCCTCTTCTGCTGTGAAGTAATCAATCCATGTTGCTGCATCTGTTGATGATGCGGCTGAGTGATTGATCTGCAGCGGAAGCTTAGACCAACGCTTCGTATCGCCTTTGCCAATCTCAACGTACTTCCACATTACAAACCGCGGAATCTTTTTAATCGACAATGGTATTGCCTCAAATACAACCGGCAATGCTATTGGTTTACTTTCCATTGGCAGCAGCCTCATAGCGAATAGCATCTACGACGAGCTGAGCATAACCTGCTATATCAACCCATGAATCATCGTAATTAGGATCGCCATTGAGAATGCGTGAGATCTTATGAGCAATCATTTCTAAGCCCTCGCGTTGGTAGTCTTTCATTCGCTCCCAACTTGGGCTGCGCTGAAACGCACGTTGAAATGCTTGCGTAAGTTCTGAGTTGGCTTCAAAGGTACCGTAGCGATTGCCTCGCTCTTCAAGGATTTTAGTGACGTTATTATTCTCTGACATGTTTTACCTTTATTTGTGATTGTTGTAAAAACGAGATACCTGATAGATCTCGATATTGTTCTTTGTAATATACCGCTTTTATTCCTGATTGTAAAATCAATTTTGCGCATTCAAAGCACGGTGATAGCGTGACAACTAAATCACATCCTTCCGTTGCCATTCCTGTACGCGCAGCAAACATCAGCGCATTTGATTCTGCATGCAGCACTTCAGGGCGCGTTGTATCTGTATCTGGAATCTCGCAGTCATTATCCCACCCTGCAGGCATGCCATTGTAGCCAACACTGATGACACGATTGTTTTTAACAATCACAGCACCGACGTGATTACGTTTGGCGTGAGACAGCTTCGCATAAGCTTCAGCTGCTGCCATGTGAGCGGCAATTAAGCGAGAATCGTTGGAAGACACCCGTGGTTCCCTTCGTGCGATGGCGGTGTCCAACCGTTTGGCTTAACTACATCAAAGCCGTCTGATTGCTCTCTGCCTGGTTTGATACCGCGGACCTTTGTCATATTAGCGTCGTGCACTGCTGACCATGCTTTCGGAATATCTACTTGCGCAAGGTCAAGTGTACCTACTGCTATATAGATCAGATCTACGAGCGCGTCGACAATCTCTTCACAGTTCCGCGTCGATACAGCATCCTTCAGTTCATAGAGCTCTTCTTCAAGAAGATCAATCCTAAACGAAAGGTTCGATGCAGTTAGTTGGTGATCATGAAAACCATACTTCAAATGAAACGCATGAAGGTCAGTTGCGAAACTCATCAGCATACTCCTCTAGTCTGTTAATTAATTGATGCGGCGTTCCTGTAAATGCTGCAAGGTCTCTTGCTCGGTGTGATGCTGCAAGGTCGTGCTCGCAGCAGTTGATCCATGTTGGCAGATCTTTGAAGTGGTGCTCATAGATATGCAACGACCCAACTTGAACGTGCAGGTGTCCGAGTTGCACTGAAACGCCTTGATTGAGAAGCAGCACGCGCACCATATTAGCTACTTGGCTGAATGTAAAGATGTCGTATGAGAATCCCCACACAGCATCTTGGCTTCTCATGTTGACAACAGCGTGTAGTGTTTTGTTGCGGATGAAGAACTGCATTGACAGCGTGCAAGGGATGTCTTTGCTTTCAGCCGGTCTTTCGCGCCATATTCCCATCACAGCTTGACGTGAGTCGTTGTCTTTGATAAGGGTATTTACGACATAGGTGTATTGCTCTGCTACCTTGGGTCCGTAAGCGCCGTTTAGAAAGACTCCGTCGTCACTGAAATCTGCATAGCGTTTCATGTGGTTGGAGATGGTATCGAGCCAGTTGCTGCCAGATACAATCCACGCTGCTTCACCGAACATGAAACCATACGCCATCTTTCTGGCGCGTTTAGTGAGCACTGGGGATTGCATATCGACTGTGTATGCAGCATTGATCACTTCGCGAATAACTTTGCCTCTCGGCGCGTGTAGTTCACCGTGGCGCATGATGGAGCGCAATAGATCTGTCCAAACCTTATTGCTGTCCATTGGCTGCTCGCTTTTCTGCCTTCTTAGCTCTGTTAGCTGAATAAGATTCTGGCGCTAACCATAACTCAATGAAGAAGCCGTCTTTGCGTAGCCGCTTTGTGTAACCATAGAAGCGCTTACCGTCTTCTCTTGTGAATCCGCTCTTGTAAAAAGAGTTTGTTACCTCGTTCAATCGTTTCATGTCGTTTCCTCTCGTGACTAATTATACACAACGTTAAAAATTACTTTTTTCCTTTAAAATCAAGGGCTTACAACTTGGGTACCACTTCTTTTTACGACTTTTGTCTTTAAAATCAAAGACTTAGACAACTTGGGTACCACTTCTTTCATTTTGGGTACTACTTCTTTTCAAAATCTTCTCAATACTGGTACCCTTTGTTTATATACTTCAGAGGGCCAATTGTATGGTTTGGGTACCACTTGTACTACTTCTTTTCAATATTACTTTAAATATAAAAAAAAGAGTATATCTATTTCCTCCTACCAACTTGCGTTTTTTGCAAAGAAGTGGTACCCAAAGCCGTTTTTTGATCGTAAGTTACTGATCTTAAACAGCTTTTTTGGGTACCACTTCTTTTTTTGAAGTAGTACCCAAGTAGTACCCAACTTAATAGCAGACTACGTATGACCCTTGCGTGATACAAACAGTCTGTCCGCCATTCGGTTGGTTAATAATTAAGATTCCGTCGTCGCCTGCTAATGCTGCAGCGATGTGAGCAAGAAAAAATAACCATACAAAGACTAAAAAATATTTCATGATTGATACTCCTTCTGTTTTAAGATTCTATAAAACCATTTTCTGAACTCTTCGCGGTTATCGCTAGTTTGCTCATCATTTGGATCCCACACTGCTTGCAATACAAATTCACCTTCTAAATCATGCGCCTCGATACGTAGCATATCGCCATTGTCATCATAGACGTCTGTTAGCGTTACTCTTTTCATTTCTTTGACTCCCAATTATCTGATTTACCATAATCACCTGCGATAGCGCTCATTGTCTTGCGATACGGAGCTACTTTTAACCATGCTGCAAATGCTGCCTTATACTCTAACCACAGATCGTTAGCCTCATACATCGGATGATTTAATCCTGGAACATCAACACACCGCAGCACATCACTAAACGGAACGTATGGCAATTTAAGATTGTTCCGTGTCTGTACTATCTTAACTGTATTTCTGCAGCGAATAAAGTGATCGTACGCTCGCTTTTGTTCTTCTGATAATTCCATGCTATTCTCCGTCTTCAATGGTATCTAAGTGATCTGTGTTCAATGCTTCTAACGACGACGGCTGCAGCTGAATGAAACTAAGCAATTGTCTGATTCTTTTCTGACTGAGATTAGTTGCGTTTGAAACTTGATCTATCGTTGGTTCGCAATTCAACTGCTTTATTAACTGCGTTTCAGCGTACTTCATTCGTCTTATTTCTTCGATCACGTTAGATGGTAAACGGATAATGTTTCCATGGTTCTCTGTATAACGAACTACTGATCTCTCAATGAACGGTTTAGCAAACCCTACAAACTTAATACCTTCTTGCGGTTTCCACTTCTTTGCTGCGAGCAGCAGTGCTTCGTATCCGCACGCAATAAAGTCCTCAAAAGCAATATTGCTGTACTGCCATTGAGGCATTTTCTTTAGCACGTACGGAATAAACCGCAAGTTGTGCTCAACAAGTTTGTTTCTGGCAAGTTCGTCTCCATTTTGTATCCGTTCCGCAAGTATTACCTCTTCTTCTATCGATAATGGTTCAATTTCATATAACTGCCTTAAAAAACTTGAGAGCGCATTGTGTTCTGTCATTGGTATTCTAAACTCGCAATCGCAGCAGATTCTGCAGCACGTTGACAGTATTCTTCAATTGCTTTTGTAAACGCTTTACCAACCTCTTCAAGCGATCCACTGTTCATTGCTTTCGCAATTTCTTCAAAATACTCGCCTGTCAGCGCGTCGTTGTCGATTGCTTCTTGAATTGCTTTTGGATTGGCACAATGATAATCATGAGACAGTTCATAGTCAATTAAGTCTTCTAAATCATCGCCTTGTGAAGCTTCTGCTCCAATTGCTAACCATTTATCATATCCGTGCATTATGCGTACTCCCTTAAGTTATTAGAAATCAATGAATCGATGCGATCTGTTGCTGTTCTGTATCCGTAATTAAATTGTACCCGCAAATCAAAGTCTTCGTATGGATTATCAAACTGCTCATTTAACATTCCGGAATGATACCCTTCTGCGTAAGCAATTTTCTTTGAGTGTTCTGTGATCATTTTTGATTCCTTTCGTTGTTGGTGGATTTATTATACCAAACATTTTACTGTTTTGGTTTCACTATGTGACAAATATAAAACATGATGTGGATTATGCTCTTTTGTAAGCTTGAAGTAATGTAAATTTGGAACTAGGTGTTTTACTAGTCTATCTCGGTTGAGATAGGTTCCGTAATTACCCCACATTGCAATTACAAGATCAGATTTAAAAGCATATTGAAGCAGCAATTCATTATTTGTTTTACCTATTGGATCTGCAATATTCAATAGGTTTTTCGGATCGGTGCTTCGTGCTGCGAACAGATTAGTCATATAAAAACCCTCAAATCCAAGATTTTTAGCGATTGACGTACAACGACGAATCGTTGGATCGTCTTCAGTATCTGTTGCTGTTGATGGATTTAGTCCGATGAAGTTCACCATTCCACTTCCTTCTTCCCAATTTCTTTCAAGTGTGTATCGATACATAATATTTTCCTTTCAGAACCATATATGGAGATATTGACAGATAAAAATGAAAACAACGAATATAAATAGATATTTCAATATTCCTCCGCAAGTAATTGCTCAATCATATTCTCAGCTTCTTCAAATGTAAATACATTAGAACCATTTGCTATATCCCACATGCATTCGTTTGTGCTCGTGTCTATAACTTTATGACCAATTTCTGAGATCTGTTTAATTTCGTATTTTAGTTTTACCATACTACGCACCAACAATATTGTTAAAGAATTCTTGTGGTTTGGTTTCAGCAACGACACCATCAAGCCACTTATTGATGTGGCGAGTTGTTGTTTGACTCCATTTGTATTCTGTTCTGTAATAATTGCCCAATGATCTGCAAGCAACTGGAGTTGAATAACTAAAAAGAACTGTTGCA